ACAACATTCACCGGTGCACTAAGCGGCGCGGCGACAAGTGCAACTACTGCTGGTACAGTAACAACTGCGGCTCAGCCAAATATCACATCAGTTGGTACGTTAACAAGTTTAAGTGTCACTGGTAATATTAGTGCAGGTAATGTAAGTGCGACAACATTTACAGGCGCATTGACTGGAGCGGCAAGTACAGCCGGTACTGTGACAACTGCGGCACAGCCTAATATTACATCAACTGGCACGTTAACATCACTGGCAGTAACAGGTAACATTAGTGCAGGTAATGTAAGTGCGACAACATTTACAGGCGCATTGACTGGAGCGGCAACCACTGCTGGTACGGTAACAACAGCAGCCCAGCCTAATATTACATCAACTGGCACATTAACATCATTAGGTGTAAGTGGAGCGTTAACTACTACGCAGATTACAGCAGGTGCAAACACTACAGCAGGTAACATAACCGGCGACTGGACATTAACAACAGGTTCAAGATTAACTGCTACTTACGCTGACCTTGCAGAATACTACGAAGCCGACGCAAAATACCTACCCGGCACCGTCTTAATGTTCGGCGGAGAAAAAGAAGTTACTCTTGCTGAAGATGGTACTAGCAAAGTTGCAGGCGTAGTCTCTACTAACCCAGCATATGTGATGAACTCTACCTGCCCAGGACTACTAACAGCAGTAGCACTGCAAGGTCGTGTACCGTGCAAAGTTCGTGGTAAGATTAGTAAAGGCGACATGCTCATTTCAGGTGGCAATGGATTCGCAAGACCAAATCAGTTCCCTGCTATGGGTACAGTCATAGGTAAAGCTCTGCAAGACTTTGATGGCTATGAAGGTGTCATCGAAGTAGCAGTTGGAAGATTATAAGGATAATAAAATGGCATCATACGTATATACAGGTAATGCAGTATCACAGCAATCAGCAAATATTGCTACGGACAAAATTAGAATATCAACTACAGGCGTAGCTATTCACGCTGTTACTGGTTATCCTAGAGTAGCCGGTACTGGAACAGCCACAGCAGCAACTAACAGTGCAACAGTCACCGGAGTCGGGACAGCATTCAACACTCAACTTGAAGTTGGTGCTTGGATAGGTAATACAACCGGTACTACAGTAGGAATTGTATCAAGTATTGCTAATGCTACTAGTTTGACACTGACAGCAAATGCAGGAGTAGCACTATCAAATGTTGCATACACTTTCAATAATGCAGGTGTTCCTTACGCAATTGCCACGCAGCAATCAGCGATTTATTCTGCTAATGACAGTTATAATAGCGTTTATTGTGGTCAGGGTAATGTAGTAGCGTTTCTAACAACAGGCAGTGGCGCTGGCTCAGAATTCAGTATTACAGAATTAGGCATGCCTCACGCTGTTACAGGTACCGAGTAATTTCGCAATAAAGCTAAATACATTGTAACGTTCTCAATGAGGAGAGCTTATGCAGTACCCACTGCGTAGCGACTAGAACTCGCTTTTCATAGGAGAAAACAAATGGGTAGACCACTAAAAATCGCAAAGGCGCAGGCAGTCGTAACTATTACTGCAACCGCTGCTGCAACAGACATCGTAACAACTTCAGCAAACTTCACTAATCTCGGCATCATTGCCGGTATGCCATTCGTAACCGCAACTAACGTTGGCGGACTAATTGCTGGCACACTCTACTGGATTCTTCAAGTAGTAAATGCAGGCAATAACAGTACATTCACTGTTTCTGCGACACCACTAAATGCTAACCCAAATTCAACTAAGGTTGATTTGTCAGCAACTACTGGTCAAACTATTGCAACTACAGTTGCTCCTGTTGATGCATACTTCAACAACCCAACCGGTCCTCAATGGCCAGCAACAAACGCAAACACTTACTCAGTAGTCGGTGGTAACACTGCAATCTACGGTAAGCAAGTTCTTGCTAATGTTGCTATTGGTGTTTCTGGTACAGGTACTCTGTACACTGTTTCTACATCAAGCACTAAGGTTGGCGGTCTCGGAACTGATTTTGCTACTATCGGTGCCGGTGACACTGTTATTCAGTATGTTCAAGCAAACGGCGTTCCAGCTACACTTGGTTATGTAAGCAGCAATGCTCAGCCAAACATTGAAATCTCAAACGCAACTGCAACTGGTAACTTCTTGACTACTGTAGGTAACGCACAAACTCTTACTGCGAATCTTCCAGTAATTCTTGACACTGATATCGGTGGATTAACTGCTGGTACTACTTACTTTGTTAAGACTATTGCTAATGCTGCTGCTTTCAGTGTATCAACTACACCAGGTGGAGCAAATGTTGGCCTAACAAACGAAGATGCAGAAGCATATGCCACACAAGATGTTATTACATTGGCATCTAACGCAACTGCTGCATTAACAACTGGTTCAGCATTTATCTATGCAACACCAGAAGCAGGATTTATTGTTCGTCAAAAGGGCAAGCAAAAGTATCTTGTTCAGGGTAGTACATCAGGTCTAGTTAGTCAGTGCTTCACTGCGAACGTTGCTAATACTGCGATGCTTCCAAACACAATGACTATCACTGCAACTTATGCTAACTCTGCAACTGTTAAGGTTCAGAGCTTGAGCGATCACACTGGTGAATTGTTCACTGCAACATCAGGCCCAGTTGCAACAGGTAACATTGTGTTCCCGAACGCTGCACCTGCATTTGCAACATTCAACGATGCTGCCGCAGCAAATACAAACCCAGCACAGCCTTATCCGCTCGTACAAATCGGCAACGCATAAGGAATAAACAATGTCTCAGTCTTCAACAGTTCAAAAGATTAAAGAGACTGAGACCGAAATTGCGGTCCTTCAGGTACAGTATGGATATCTAAATGAAAAAATGGATGATATCAAAACTGACCTGAAGGACTTGCGCTCTCATATTGATGGCCATGCAGCCGCAACACAACAACTCATTACAAACTTCCAAGAAGAAAACAAAGAACAACACGCAAAGGTTGAAAAGAAAGTATCTGCTCTAGAAAAATGGAGATGGATGCTTATGGGAGCTGGCATTCTAGCGGGCGCAATTGGATTCCCTTTTGTAGAGAAACTTCTCGGAATGTAATCAAGTAAGACTATTCAGTTTTTCAAGTACAATATCAATATTCACAGTAGAAAATAATCCGGGGTGTAAGGGCTTCGGATATTGTCCTTCTGTTACCCATGCATAGCCGACATGCTCATCATTCAATGTAGGCATGAATTCTTCTTTAACCTCACAGAAAAATGTATGATATGAAAATGCGTTATTTACAAACTTCTGAATAGGTATTAATTTAAGTTCAGAAATATCAAATGCCATTTCTTCATCGCATTCTCTTGCAACACCCTCAAACAATGTTTCATCTTGATCTATGCCGCCACCGGGAATACTCCATGTAGGACTTCTTGAGTCAGTTCTTAACAAATAGAGATAACGTTGAGTAGATTTACTGTAAAAGAAAACGCCGGCAGCTTGATGGGTCATAAGACTATACTATAATCACCCTGTTCATACCAACCTTCGTAAGATTTCATCCACATGCCTTCTGAAGGAACATATCTATACTGTACATTTGTAGTGAGATTGGTTACAAATTCTACGTTATTAGCGTTGATACTATCAAATGAAACTTGCCATTCGCCAGCGTTAGCATTATATTGGATGATATCGTTAGCATACGCTACTAGATCACCCCAAGCTACAGTAGTATCTCCTTCAGAACCAATGTCCTCTACAATAAGATACCTTACTCCTGGAGTAGGTCCGGGCAATCCTGCATTAGGTGCAGTCAATTGAGGATTAATAACGCTGGTTACCGGGGACATTGTGTTTTGCGGCAGAGTATCAGGGTCAATGCTATAAATTAAGTATCTATCGTCAAGTGGATCAGGTACAATAGTTCCTACAATGTCATCTTCAATATATGGATTCTGTAGCCAAATCTGACTAATACCAGGCTTTACTGCTCCGTATACGTTAAGCAAACTAGCCCAATATAAGCTAGTGTTTGGATTAGTAGGTTGTTCTAATGATGAATTAGGAGGATAGAATGCTTCGTTTGCAGGTAGTAACTGTAGTTGATTACCTTGCAGTAGTAATTTATATCCGTATGGGGTAATCTTTTGCCGAGTTCCCAGTAATAAATCGTCATCTTGCATATCTTGGAAAGCATTACCTTTAAAAATAGAAGCGATAACTTTATGAATCACTCCCATCTTCTTAAGCTTACTTGACGTTGTAATCCAAATCGGCATATAGAATTTCCAAGTCATAACATCAATTGGATTTCCGGTACCTTGTGGAATGCTTCTACTTGAGAACGTCAACCCATCTTGATACACTACTGTCAATGAAGTCCAGTCTACAAAGTTGTCAGTGCTTTGAATATCTAATGCAGGGTTAAACAGTACCCCAAGCTGCTCAATTAGCTCTAGCTTCTGTTGATAATTTGTAGTCCAAAAATCAACAGTAATTCTTAATTTATACGGAACAGGCATCATTCTTTCTAATGTAAATGCTTGCCCTTGAGTCTGTTCGAATTCACCGGTGTCTTGATTAACTGCACGTTGACGAATTTGCATTTTATCTACGAAGAATGGGTCTTGTGTTCTGCTTTGTTCGTACTCTAGCCCACTAACATAATAAGTAATCATCGGCGCTGAGGGCAAGTTACTAGCACTGTTATTAGCAATGATAGTGGCAGCTTGTCTACTACTAT